CGGTTCTACCGGGCGTCCCATTAGGTCGCTCAACTTTCTTAGCTTGAGGTTCCTATGAGTACTACTAAGAGTTTCTCTAGTAGTTTGGCGTTACACAGTCACTTTCAGAATTATCTGAATGCGCCTCCTTTTGGTCCGACGACAAGTACCGATGTTAATAAGGTCTTGCCTATCAGTCGGAGTGTGACCTATGGAGATAATGTGAAAGACTGGCGCGAGAAAATCGCCCTTGGTCAATCCGCTACCTCCACGCTTGTTGGTACTTCAACGATGTCCATCCGAAGTGTTGGAGGAACGGTTAACGGCTACAGTAACGGGTCCTATACGGACAAGTTGCGGTGGCAATATACCGGTGACCTCTTCGCACAAAGCGTGAGTGCCACTGTACCTGTGGCCTCTAATACGATGGATACCGTAGCGGAAAGTCGTGCAGCATCGAGGTTCCTTTCGAAATACACCGCCGCAAAAAACACATGGCGTGGTGGCAACTTCGTAGCAGAGATACGAGAGACTTATCATTCTCTCCGACACCCTGTTAAGGCGTTTTACCATCGCACATGGGATTTTGCTGGTGTTGTAAAAAGGATCGGTGCAGTTTACCAAAAGGATAAGCAGTATGCTAAACACCTTGGTAATGCATGGTTAGCTTATGCGTTTGGCGTAAAGCCGCTGATCGCTGATATCAACGATGCAACGCAAGCTGCGAACGAGCTTCGCACGGAGGGTCTTGGTCATGACGCGAAAACCATCTCGGGTTATGGCCGTAACACTACGTATACGAAGTCTGGTCCATTGCAGCTTAGCTCGCCTCCTGGTAATACCTTCTTGAACCTCTTCTACCACTCGTATACAAACGAGCTACATAGTGTGAGGTACTACGGTATGCTAAAAGCTTCCTTAGCGGATACTAGCACGCTACTCGACAAGTTTGGGGTTGGCGTTTTCGACGTCATACCCGCGGCCTGGGAGGCAACTCCTTGGTCGTTCTTTGTCGATTACTTCGCCAATGTTGGCGAAATGCTTGATAGTATGCGGTTGATGGCGGCTGACTTTGGGTGGTGTAACCGTACTGTAAGAAACACTACGGCACGTACCCTTAGAGATGTCCACTATCAACCTACGACCGCTCTACGTTGCTATGTAGAGGGGTCCCCGCAGCTTTATACGCTGGCAAGGTACGTTAATCGTGCCCCAAGTAGCGTGCCGAACGTCCATTTCCATTTCCAGATTCCGGGCTTGAGCTCTATGAAGTGGCTAAATATCGCCGCTTTAAGTGCTCAGATTTTAAGCTCGAAGCCTGCACTTGGGTTGAAGGATTTGGCACACCCACCTCCGCTTAATCGCCGGAGATAACCCGCTTCATCCACACAGAGACAATTTATGTCTATTATATGGACGAGCCCTATTACGGGTTCTGCGCAAACGGGGTTTACAGCCCCAACGTATACCACCATCCCCGATACTGCTCCTACAAACCAACCTGGTAAGCAGGTTGCAGTATCGGCCCTTGGTGGCACTCAGACGGGCGCCACAGTACACAGTGTCGCTGCGCCTTTCACGCTCAATTTCACCAGGCCGGCAAATCTCCGAGTTCTCGGAAATCCCAACCCGGTGACGGGCGTGATCGCGAATGTGCCAACGAACACCTATACTCTGACCTCGCGAAAAGGGGTTCTCCCTCTCGCCGGTCAGCCGTATAAAACGATGGTCATTAAAACGACTATCGAGGTGCCAGCTGGTGCTGATACAGCAGATGCAGCCAATATTCGTGCTGCACTTTCTGCCCATATAGGTGCCCTTACTCAGCAAAGCGCTGGGTTCGGTGACCTTCCGATCAACGGCGTTCTTTAGCCGTCTCGGCTTGGCAAGCTTGAGTTTTCTCAAGTTTGTGTATCTCGCGTTCGTGCAGTTACTTGTTCCAAACACCCTCACAACTAAGGAGGATTTTATGAAGTGTCGTATGGGTTTCACGAATCGAATGACTCGCGTTTTCACTGCGTCACCTCATAGTTTGGTACACCTGTGTGCTACCTATCTATTCTTTGCGGAAGTCAAATCGTGCTATGTAACATCAGTACGAGATGACGACCCCACGGAGGTAGACTGGTATTTACTATGGCGTAAGGATAACGGTGGGGTTCCTATTTACACGGAAAACCTGCCGGTCGCTCTCACGAGCTTCAAACACTGTGTCATCTCTGAGTTTGGCCAGTTACATCTGACGCATGAACGCGAGTATCTTCGCAAGAAGCTGCTCGCAAATGCCGACGAAACTACTAAACCCTGGGTTGATGCAATGCTTTAATCCTAAACTAAACTGTCTGGAGTGCAATTTATGCGTTTTGCGCAAGATGTGCTTCTTCAGAGTTTGCACGAAGATATTGGTGCACATGTCGATGTCAGGAGCCCTTCGTGGGCTCCTGACAATGATCCTAAGGTGGTAGCTTGCTATCGCCTAAGGGAAAGCATCTTGAAGAAATTCAATGATGCAGATGAGCCTTCTGCAGTTGCTTCGGCCGCTGCCTTGGAAAAATTCAAGGCGGTGAACGAGCGCATGTTGCAGTGGAAGCTCTCGTTAAATCATGTGCAACCCGATTGGGAACTCGTATCCATGCTCAGAGATGAGCTGAAAGAGTTCTTGGACCCGAGTAATTTGGGTCCCATCTACTCCGACTATACCCAGATGTTTAAAATGGGTGGAGTCGGGCCAGGCGCCTCTCTCGAGGCTCTTGGGTGTGATTTTTACACTAAGATGTTCGGGTCTAGCCTTACGGCTAACCGGTACCTCCCCGATATTTGGGGTGCATTGATTGCTAAGGAAGAACAGTTAAGACTAGCCTACGGCAATGTCACTGGAGTATCCAGCATCAATGTAGCAGACCACAACAAGCTTAGCTTCGTGAATAAGAACCAGGACATTGCAAGAACCATTTGTACTGAGCCATCCATTAACATGTGGATGCAACTCGGTATGGGAGCCATACTCCACGCAAGGTTACGCGAGAGGTATGGTATTAACTTCAAGGTACAACAAGAGGTTAATAGGTTCTTGGCATGCGAAGCGTCCCTTCATGATCATTTGGCAACTTTTGATCTTGAGAGCGCTTCTGACTCTATGGGCCTGAATATGCTTAATGAGATGCTGCCGAAGAAATTCGTCAGTATTCTTATGAAGCTACGCAGCCCCGTAAGCCAGCTCCCTAACGGGAGTCGCATGGAGCTTGGAATGGTATCTACGATGGGGAATGGTTTCACTTTCCCATTGCAGACTCTGTTCTTTGCTGCGTCCTGTGTCGTCGTCCTGAAATACCTTGGATTACCCGTGATTTCACGGGGACCCTATGGAAAGAGAACCATGAGCGTCTATGGTGATGATATCATCATCGACAAACGTGGGTCTCGATTACTTAGGGCTCTTTTGGAGATCCTTGGTTTTAAAGTAAACGAAGACAAGACCTATGTTGAAGGTCCGTTCAGGGAGTCTTGCGGCGGTGACTTCTTTTCTGGAGTCAACGTTAGACCCGTATACTTGAAAAGTATGCGTTCATTGCAAGCTTCCTTTGTAGCCGTCAACAGACTCAACTATTGGTCAGCCAAAACAGGTGTTCCGTTGCGGAACACCGTCTCTTACGTCCTCCGCTTACATCGCGGGGCCCGTAATTGTCCAGTTCCATTGGATGAGGGTGACGATAGTGGCGTTCTAACGCCCTATGAGTGCTTGGATCGTACCGGAAGGTACGTCCCCAGGTCTTATGGCCTCTTACGGTATGTCGCCTCTAAACCAGAATTCTTTGGTTATAAGGTTGACGTTGATCGTGAGAGGTTCGTGCGTCACCCAAGGAAGATTCCGTTCAACCCGCAAGGGCTGTTCGTGTCTTTCTTGGGCGGTTACATATCCGGCTACCGTGTGCGCCTAAGGCAAGGCGTTACAGGGTATATAACGAAGCGCATGGTTACTCCCAATTGGGGAGTCATGCGGCCGGACATCCTGTCTGATTTTCCGGACAGGACGGCGCGCCTTGTAAGCGCGTTTCGTTCCAACGTAAGTTGGAACAGTGTGTA